AATAATACAGATGCTTTTGGTCAACAGTACCATTCTCCATCATAGGGCACGCAAAAATTTCATAAGTATTGGAGAGTTCCCAAAAGCAAGTAGCAAACCGAGCTGGGCACGTTTTCCATTCTGTCGGGTAAAATTCAGCATTGCAACGCCCCCTGATATCAATGCCAGTGTGACATCCACAAGAAGAAGGAGATACGCCTTGTTCCAACGAAGGAATCGCAACAGGTTCGGAAGGCGGAATAAGCTCTGATAGGCACTGATTTGTCTTTTTCAATTTTAAAACAAGCTTATCACCAAAAGTGTTTTGACGTTTGGACATTTTTTGGAATTGTTTTGTGACTTTTTACCAAGACGCTCTGAACCACCCATTTTAATCCCCGAATTGGGACACCCGCTGCGGGACAACTTCAACTTCAACCAACCGGACCCCTTCCCGTAACGGGAACTTCAACCTCAGAACAAAATCACAAATCAATTCAATTAACCCTTACTAACCAATTTTGACCAACAGGCCTACAATGTCCAAACGCACTGCTATCAGAAAAAAAACATTGTCCAAAGTGATTGCGATACCTACGAAAAACTCATGGACATGTTTTACTTGTGACCCACCCAAAGAATGTCCGATATGTCTGGAGTCTTTTACCGAGAATGACTATAAAAAGGGAATTGGATTTTATCCAAAGAAAGCTTGGAAACACTATGAAAGACAATACAGAGAGTTTTATGGTGGCGATGACGATAGCACCGACCCCTGCACGCTTCATGAGATTTGCATGCATTGCATGTTCAAACTGAAAAATAGCAGATGTCCTTACTGCTACAAAAGTCTTCGTTGGAAAAGAAACCATGCAATAAATGCGTTGGAATCTCGTCAGCAAGAAATCAACCGAGAACTGAGAAAACAATATTTAAACTTTAGACATCCTGGACACGACGCATACTTTGCGTGTGATTGTTATAAAGACTGTGATGGAAAATGTCAAGGTGATTTTGACGTTCATGGTATGACTATTGGATTTCCGTACTACTTGCACTTTGACACGGACAACGAGGAACAAAGTTATGATGAAAGCGAGGAGGAAGACGATTATTAAGAATACAGAGATAAATTAAATTAATTCTTGGAACTTTAACCTGTATCTCTCATTTTAGGCTTTACCAGTATTTCTTTTCTCAACCAGTATATATAACAAATGGAAGAGCATCGAGCCATCCAAGTCGGAGTATCTCCGAAACAAATGATCAGTTTGCGCAAAGGAAGACCTGTTAGAGTAAAGCCACCGTCTATGGGGACCGGCGTTGTCGTCGTTGTCTCCCCGGGAAAGCATTCAATGGCCTCTAGGCTGTTTTCCAAAAACAAGGGAATGCAGTTGCAACTGTCTCCAGAAGAGATCGCGATGAACAAGGAGATGGAACCGCAAATGGAAGGCAAAGGCATTTTTGGTAAGAGCTTTGACCGAGCTGTTGGGAAAGTCATTGGGAAAAAGAACAGGAAGATCGTCTACGATGCGGCTCGTGAATTGTTGCCTTTAGCGCAAAGTGGCTTGGTTGGAGGACTTACCAGTGCCGGAACAGCTCTTGCTGTAGCTCAACCTGAGCTTGCGCCTTTCATACCAGCCGCAGTCGCTGGGTTGTCGACCTTAGGCACAGATTACCTCGCCAATCCTAGTCAATATCAAACTACCAACCGCAAGAAACTCGGAAGAACTCTAGCAGGAAAAACGGCGCAGAATTTGGCTTTGCAATCGTTGAACAAGGAGCTGGGAACTAATATGGATTCCATGAGCACTGCAGGGCTATCAGAGGCGGTAGTTAACAAAGCCAAAGCCAAATTGATCGAACGACAAATGGAATCCAAAGAAGCAACTGGAGCCGGACTGTATGCAGGAAGTGGGCTTTACCTTTCTTCTAGATCGAGTGGGCAAGGGTTTGGTGATCGAGGCGGAGTGTTTCCGGGGTTGTATAAATCGAGAGGTTATGGGTTGTATCAACGCATGATCTCTCCGGAGAACCCAGCTTTGCAATCCCAACCTTACGCTGAGAACTTTGCTTTCAAAAATTCTTTGCCTGTTCAATTTCAAAAGTATAAAATGTAATTTGTCGACACAGGTTTGAATCCAGAATGTCTTCCCCAATTATTACACCATCCATCCTGTGGGAAGACAACGTACTGACTTCACTCGATCGATTCGTAATGCGTTTAGAAAAGTATTTTAAAGTATTCATCTTAATTATATACAGCCAATGATCGACATTTCCTACAAATTAGAGTTTGACGATTTCATTCGATCGATCTCCTTTGGAGCAAAGGAGTTTGCAACGGAAGACGAAGTGATTGACTATTTTGAAACGTATATTCAAGGTCACTATACCTACAGCATCGAAAGGGAAGACACCCCTCCTACCCACGGGCCCTGTCGATATATCTTTCAAGTCAGCTTTTCCGATTCAGATATGATAGCCTATGTCGAAAAATTTGATGATGCCTGTGACTATGAAGATAAGAGCTACACGACGGTCCAACTGATCCGGACCCAGAAGACGTCGCACATCTACAAGCTCGCTTTCACCAACTCTCTTCGCAAAAACATCGAACACTACCTGGAACTAGTCGACGTGAGCTTTCTCATCAACGGACATCTACAACAGCTAGAATATTTCGGGAGGGTTAATGTGTCTTAATTTATAAAGTACATTTGTTATGAACTGTATAAATATCTCAATATGAAATTAGTTTTTCTTCTTCATGTCCCGAATCCTTTGCATATGTGCTCTAGCTTCTGGAGATCCTTTTACGAAACGACCCTTGGACATTCCAGTGCCAGTGGCCTTCTGGACTTCTTTCGAGGCAAGTGATCCAAGCTTGGAACCGAGAGCAGAGCCAGCAACACCGGCTACAGGGTTACCTCCAGTGGCTGCTGTGGCTAAACCTCCAAGAACAGCACCTGATAAGGCCGGAATCCCAAACTTGACGAGATCGGTTGCAAGGCCACCTTTTTTAGAAGTTACATACTCATCTGCAGGATTAACGAACCCTTGCATAACGCCCTTCTCAGATTGCTTCACGAGTTTTTTAGTGGGATCCACAATTTCTTTCTCAACCTTCTTCTGGATCGGTTGGATAATTTCTTTCTTAATACCCTTCTCGATGGTCTTCCCAAGTTTCTTAAAAGCACCTTTCACATTGATCTTCCCACCAGTCATGTGCATTCCGCATTGTTCGCAAATCATTTCTTCTTGTTCTATATCACTAGGCGAGATAATTTTTTTGTATACGAGAATTAATTTGATACGGGAAGGAGCCGCTCCCAATTCCTTGGTTCTAAACTCGGTGAATCCTTCCTTCTCAACAGCCGAGGGGTCAACCTGTCTAAAACGAAGGAATCCGTCTGATCTGTCGACATTTGGAGCTTTGTAACCATTTTCTCTCAACCATTTCTTTGCCTCAGGAACAGTGTAATGATCTTTGTCAAATATCACCGATTGAACCACGTAATCTTTGTCTTCCTCGTCTTCCTCGTCCATACCTCTCCCGGTGATAGCTGTATTTGCTGCAGCTCCGATATCTGTAACAGTGTTGGCAAACTTACGAAGGTAAGGAAGATCTCGAAATAGTTGTTCGGTTTCTTGTTTGATAAATTTAATGTCGACATCAGTGCCAATATTGTTTGATCGGAAGATGGCAACAAGGAAGTCTTGACAGTTGTTGTTTGCTGCAGAATATTTAAAGAACTTTCCGCCTTGGTATGCCTTGGTTTTGTTCATGAGCTCATTGATCGTGAGACCCACTGGAATGTTTGACGTTACAACCTGGGTTTCAGTCTGAGGTCTCTTTTTCGGGTTCACATCCATGTTAATGACTTCGTTCTTTTCAACCGCGATCCTGTTACCTTTGTCCGTGCGGATCTCTAGAAACAAGTGAAAGAGTGTATCAAAGGCATTTTTCATTCGGCTTCCGAACTCGCCCGCGCTAAAGAGCGATAAGGCGCCAGTTAGAACAGAGGGAACTGGGGTACGCATGATTGTCAGACCAGTCACGACTTCTTCCCCATGTTTGTCTAGGATCGCTCTGACTTTGGGAGGGTAATCATTGCGACCTTTTACAACAGCAGTGCCATAATCGGTTACATTCGAAACGACTTTTTTGGCAAGATCCACCGCAGACGAAGCCGTTTGTTTGATCTTTCTACCGGCTTTTTTGGCAACCTTTGCAATATCCTCAATAATGCCCTCACCCTCAACCAAGTTTTGAACATTTGCTAAAGGAGTTATGTCGACAATTTCTGAAGGACTAGTTAGATTAAAATTAATGTTCTTCTTCTGTTGTCTTCTCCTTCGGTTGGATTCTAAAGTTTGCTGTCTCTTGGCTTGCATTCTCTCTTCTTCCGTTGCGTATTTGACAGGACGGCCCATTGTTTGTTTTTTTCTTTATATAAACTACTAAAGAAAAAAAAATCCACCGTAGACGCGAATCCCAACTACCAAAGAAAATAATAGGAGGCAAAAGCCGGAGTCCAAGGATCAGCTTTAGCCCACTTATGATTCCGTCTTTGGAAAGCAGCCCTCCTCATTTCATTCTTGTGACGGGTGTAATCCTCAAAGCCCCATTGTCCAAAGTGTGTCCACTTTCTAGTTGAAGGGTTCTGGATCATATATTTCTTATTCGCCCGGGAAGACAGATGGAGATCCACGTTGTCTTTTCCAAAGACTTGATCAATTTTACGCTGCACCTCGAAAGGGTTGGAATATTTTAAAATCGATTCTTCTTTTGACATATACAAACAATAGAGAAAATATGATAGACCTAAGCAGTAAGAGAAGGGCGGCGTTGAGATGTTTCCTGTAATGTGGGAGGAGTTGGAGTATCCAGTACAGTTTCTGATCCATTAACTCCTAGTTCCAGCTCTCTGATTTCCTCCTGTGTTTCTAAATCAACCCTGCGATCGATCGTGAACAATCCCCAACAAAGGCTAAAATGTTCGCACTTGGATTTCAAGCAATATCGAACGGCAAGCCCGAAGCAAGTTGTGAGAAGTGTTGCGATACTAATGAAAAACACGCCATCGATTCCAACCGGTGTCCACGCCATCTTATTCTATATGGGAAGAAGAAAAGATTGGGGCGTGGAGGAATGCCTTTTAAGACTTATTAACCCCCCTTAGGCGATACGGGTCAGATAAATGCCACTAGCCCGGGCTCCTGACGTGTAGAGAGTTGCCCCAGCGGCATTTGAAGACTGGGCTACTATGTAAAAAGTAGTATTAGTAAAAGCTGAAATGGTTTGAGAAACAACAACACCATCGTCAAGACCACTAGCAGTACTTCTTACGCATAAGGGTGCTTGTAAAGTAGCACTCGTAGATGATACTCCGATTCGAAAATCTTGAGTAGCCGCACCGTTCGTGTAATTCACATAAGCCTCGATCCTATAAACTCCAAAACCTATAGTAGCTCCATCGATCGCGATTGTGTTCAGATTGGAAGCCGAGTTTGTGATGTTACTGCAGCCACTCGTCTTACTTGTGGTATATCCTAACTGGGTAGTTGTAGTGGGAGCAGTAGTGGTGTTAGTTTGGAGAGGATTCGACAAGATCGTTTTGGACTTCAAGTTAATCGAGACGTTGGCAGAAGTACCAATATTGATATTAGAAGCATTCGTAGGCGAACCTGTCATTAGGTTGAAGGTTCCACCTGCTGCTGAAGTAAAGTTTCCAGATAAAATATTAACTGTCGCCCCGCTTGCTCCAGTAAAAACACCAGTCATTAAGTTGAACGTAGCGCCGTTGAGAGCTGTACCATTCATGATGTTGACACTTCCGGAGGTTTTGGCTGTGTTATTGATGTTAAGTGCCCCTGATGTTTGTGAATTCCCAATGTCAATGATAGCAGAAGTGGTGTTATTAGAGTAAGTGACATTCGTGGTTGCAAGTGCTCCTTGAAACACTCCATTGGTTGCGGAAAAGTTATTAGCTGTGGCCGTTGAGGTTGATACCACATTAGAACACGTTAAAGTAGAAGTAGAGGGCACGTAACTTAGCGGACCAGTCACACTATCAACAAACAGTTGTGATTCTGTTGCAGCTGCTCCAAACGGAATATAGAATGTGGTTGCTGTGTTGTTATCTGTTCTTACAAAAGAGAGAGTATTTGGACAGGAGACTGTCTCTGTCGCCCTTCCCAGCCTGATCTGGTTGGCACTTGTGTTTGTCGCACCCACCCCTAATGCGGTCGAATTACTGAAATTATTGTTTGAAGCGCTATTACCAACTGCCGTGCTGTCACTAAAGTTTAAATCGGTAGCGAGGTTATTGGCATTGTAACCGATGGCTATGTTCCGATCTCCTGTAAGCAAATTTGTAAAAGTCTCCGATCCACAAGACGTATTGCGTTCTCCCGTTAGTGATACTCCCGAATAATACCCCACGAGAGTGTTCCCATCTGTTGTTGTAATATCGTACCCATTACCGTTTCCCAAAAGTACATTCCTTCCACCCGCAGTAATATTGTAACCAGCAGTCTCTCCCAAGCAAACGTTATATGCACCAGTGGTCACTGCGCTGAGTGCATCGAGTCCAAGACAAATATTATCAGCCCCTGTTGCAGTTAGATTAGTAGTTCCATTGATCAAATAATTGTTATTTGTTGGAGCCCATACGACTTGAGAATTAGCCCCGAGGAGTAAGTCATTATCAACTGACAAGGTATTGGGGCATTTAACACTGTCTGCAACTCGGCCCAACATGACTTGAAATGTTGCTGTGTTTTGTGCACCATACCCGATCGCTGTGCTGTCGTCGAATCCTTTGTTATCAGCATCTGCACCGATACAAGTGTTTCGTAAAGGAGTCGTATTAGCAGCGTCATCATTTGCATTTGCGCCGATAATCACACAATGAGTACCAGACGTTGCATGCTGTGAAGCTTTGGAACCAATGAATACCGAATCAATTCCAGTTTGTAACACATCGGCTGAATCATCACCGATCGCAACCATCTTACTTCCAGTGGTCAAATTATGCAACGATCTGGTACCGATGGCCATATTTTTCGTACCTGTGCTACAATAATACATAGAACTCGATCCGATTGCAATATTTCGGTCGTTGATATTTAAGGCTGGGTTGACATTGGTGCCACCATATAAAGAATAAGCACCCATACCCACATTATTGTCTCCTTGAATATTTCTGCCGGATTCCGTACCGATGTACGTGTTCGTGCCAGTTGTGTTCTCCCTTCCAGCAGAAAAACCAACAAAGACACATTGCGACCCCAGATGTTCCTTTCCGGATTGGTATCCCATGATAACATTCATCTCAGAGAAAGGCCCACTAGGTGCATTTACCATGATCTCTTCCCCAATGCATGTGTTGTACTCTCCAAAAGTGTTATTTAAAAAAACGTTTTTACCAATTAGTTGGTTCTTGTTGGCTGTTGTGATCGAAGTCCCTACCGTATTCCCAATAAGGATATTGTCTGAAGCAGTTGTGAAGGTGGTTGGAGTAGTGTCGACAATAACGAGGTTATCATTTGGATCTTTGAGAGTCATGTAGCCGTTCACATTGGTGTCAAGGAGGTTCTCGGTTCCTTGAGCGTTAGGGTACTTTAGGAATTTTTTTACAGCGACGTTGTAAGTGAGAGGTTCATCTCCTGTAAGGAAAACAGTGCTGTCGAAAATTGCTAAGTCTTCTGTTGGTGGTTGATACGAAGCCATTTGATAGATTATAACTTATGTCGAGATAATATTTTTCTTCTCCTAAATTATACAATGCCTAAGAAAGACTCTAAAGGAAGCAATCCCTCTCCTACCGAGGTTGACGGTAGTCGAATAGTAAACATGTATGAAAAGATTCCCAAGCACTTTCTCGACAAGGTAGAGAATCCAAACTTTCATCTACACAAGCTCAAGATACCATTCAGGATGTGTATCGTTGCTCCATCAGGAAGCGGGAAGACAAACTTCCTTTTGAACCTGTTGCAGGTATTCTCGAGTGGCGAAGGCACATTTTTCTCACTGACTCTAATAACACGTAACAAAGACGAGCCTTTGTATAGGTGGCTTGGATCTATATCAGACCAGATCATAATAAAGGAAGGAGTCGAGCACACTCCCCCACTCGATAAATTTGACAAAGACAAAAATCATCTCGTCATTTGGGATGACTTGGTTCTTAGTAAGGATTTATCAAAGGTTGAAAGTTACTACATCAGAGCTCGTAAGCTGAATGTATCTGTAATATTTCTGTCTCAGTCGTTTTTCCGAGTCCCGAAGATTATCCGCAACAACTGCAATTATATGGTTCTTCTTAAGCTGTCTGGAAATCGAGAGGTCAACATTATCTTGTCCGAGTTTGGACTTGGAGTGACGAAAGACCAACTGTTACAAATCTACAACTACGCCACACGGGAAAAGCTCCAACCTCTTCTGATAGACATGGAAGCTGATCCAGTCGATCGATTCCGTAAAGGGTTTCTCGAGATCATCCCCATTCCCGGGGCTTAATAAGTATTAATTCTCATATCAGAAAAAGGAAGACTGAACATTTATGATATGGGAAGACAACAAGTGGGAAGAAAAAAGACACAGCAGAGGGGTTAATAGAGGTCTCAGATCTCCATGGACACCTTGATTCCAGAAGGGTGAAACGGATCCACTCCACCATTAGTGTCTTCTGTAATACTGTCGATATCCGCAACAGTTGTAATCTTTCGTCTCAGGGCTGGATCTTTTGCTACGAAGAAGTTCTTTAACATGTATTCATTCTTCAGGAAGTTGGTTGATTTATTGAGATCTTCGAAGTAAGACAGAAACAGTTCGGTGTCTTCGTATAAGTCTCCGGATCGATGGGAAAAGTTGAAAATGAAGTGCATGAATGCCAGACAATACCAACCACATGCATTACTCATCAAACTCTGTATGTCCTTAGTATTGAATGGGATCTTCTGCTTGGCGTTCTTCATCATAATGGTCTTCACAATCTCTGGAGGGCCGATACCATATGCGTCAAAATACAAAGGCTGCAGCGTTCCGTTTGGAGTCTTCATTATCACAAAGCATGTCCAGTGTGAGCCAGAATTTATGTGACCTTCTGCATCGTATTCATCTTCCAGATTCAAGAAATACGCCTTGTTCTTCTCTAAAACCTTTGGAGTTTCGCTTTTGAAAATAATCCCTTCTCTTGCCAATGGGATCGACATCTTGCCACAAAGCTCACGAATTTGAACATCGGTTAACATAGGGTTGTATAATATAGTTTGAGATAATAATTTTAACTAAAGATTGGAAAACACTGGTGGGTGATGGAAATAAATACATAAATAAAGGATTTAAACAGTCATAAATCAATAATTAAGACAGTTCTTGATTAATTTCTGGATTATGTGTGTTTAAAAATGAATAAAATCGATTTTATTACGCATTTATACAGCTTTAAACTGGATTTTTAGCAACCGCTTTCTTAATTTCCATTTAAAGCCGGTCTAATTGTTGTTTAAACTCTTAATTTTCATATTATACCTGCGTAAATTAATAGTCTCCTTAAAATTATAATCTCTTCTCTTTAATATAACATATGGAAAAACAAGATCCGATCCGTAATTTAGTCAAAGAGAAACGACCAACCCTTAGCGCTTCATCTGTTACTACCTATACCTCCATTCTCCGCAATCTGTTCAAAAAAGTTTTTCCAGATCAAGAAATGGATGTGTCGAAGTTTAGGGAGAACACAGAAGAGATCCTGAAATTTCTTGAAAATATCCCTTCTTCTAAAAGGAAGACAATCTTAAGCGCTCTGGTTGTCGTCACAGATGATAAAGCATACCGTGATCTCATGCTAGACGACGTTCGTAATTATAATCAAGAGGTTGACATGCAAACCAAGACTGAGACACAGAGAGAAAACTGGGTATCTGGTGGTGATATTCAAACCATTTATGATGCTCTGAAACAAGATGCGGATATTCTTTTTCGCAAGAAAAATCTGACTCCATCCGATCTGCAACAGATCCAGAATTATGTGATCATGTCATTGCTTGGAGGCTTCTTTGTCCCACCCCGTAGAGCCAAAGACTTCACTGAGTTCAAAATTAAGAACGTTGACCGAGCTAAAGATAACTTTGTCGACAAAAACAAAATGATCTTCAATGTTTACAAGACGGCTAAGACTTATGGGCAGCAATCCCTCGATGTTCCAAAGCCTCTCAAAGCGATCTTGGCTAAATGGATCAAGGTTAATCCTACCGACTATCTCCTGTTTGACTCAAACATGAATAAGCTCACAAGTGTCAAGCTTAACCAACGCCTGAACAAGATATTTGATAACAAACGTGTGGGGATCAATGGTTTGCGTCACACCTTCCTTACTGAGAAATACGCCAAGACATCAGAAGAGAATAAGAAATTATCCAAAGACATGGAGGCAATGGGTAGCTCGGTACAGATGAGCGACAATTACATTAAGTTGCATTAAATCGGGGCTTCGCCCTACGAGTACCCAATGTAGAGCCCGTTCGGGCTCGTGATATAGTACAGTTCATATAGTACAGTTATAATGCACTATATAAATTATAATGAGGGGAGCGTGAGGGGAGGAAGTCCCCTGCTCTAATTAGTAATTCCCTTCACTTTATCGATTAGACTCGAGAACCACTTAGGGCGTCAATAGAAATTGAGGTGGCATAGTTCACGAACACGATGAGATCAAGAGTTTGAGCAGATTGGTTTTGACCGATGATAGAGACAGATTTTGGCACAGCCATCTCGACTGGAAGCATTCTGGAACAATCGACGTAGTAATAAGTGTACTCCATTTCCCAGTCTTGCTGGCCAATGAGACCAGAAGTGATCCCATCAATCATTCCACCGTTGACAGAGTTGCACCCATACACTTGTTGCGCCCATTCTTCGAAACCATACCTGACAGAATTGTACAGCATATTCTGACCACTCACGACCACGTTGAAGTTGTTCAGTAAAGCCAATGGTGAGGTAGGACCACATCCGGCAGGATCAAAAGGACTCTGGTAGGCGGCTAATAGACCTCCTCCAGTCAGCACCGCGTTGGTTGAACTGGAATGGTAAGGAATGCAAAGTACAGATTGAATTCCTGCGATGCCGTTGGTCACAAGGCTGTTAATCTGATTTCCACCTCCAATATTGTTAATGCTATACTGGTAGATATCTGTATAGTCAATCTTCTTGACAGGAGATGACAAATATGCAGACTCGAAGACAGGGTTGAAACTGTAGAGCGGAACGTACATATAGATGGATCTAGCAAGAGTACCCTCTGGAATTCCTCCAACAAGAGACGTCATGGTTGAATCTAAACACCTAGCTCCAACTGACAAGTTTGCTCTGAAAGTAGTCGCTCCAAAAGCAACATCAGCACCATTACTTGCGAGCTTAGAGGCTAACATAATTGGAACAACTCCACCAACAGCGTTAGACACAGAATTTAGAGCGTAAGCAGTTCCAGCTCCTCCGGCGGAGGTAAAAGCAATCGATGAGTTGTTAAGGTTCAAGGTCAATCTCATGTATATGCCCTTCAGGAGAGGCATCTGAGCAAAGAAAGAGTGAATGTGTTTGAGATAAACAATAGCGGAAATTGCAATTTGAAAGCATCCGCAATCACCACCGTTAACACCAGTCCTTTTGGTTTGAATGTAGGATTTCCACATATTAATGGATCCTTGGTTAGAAAGAAGAGAGGCGTAAGAATTAGCAGCAGGAATACCAGCAGGATCAAACGCAATGTATTGTTGGCGACGCAGAAAGCCTTCGTTTCCTAAACCGGATTTGTAGTTTGGATAAGCACCAGTAACAACTGACTGAAGGGCCCCTCCACCAGCTGGTCCAAAGTTAGTATTGTTACAAACTCTACGACCATTTGTGGAATCAGCTGTTGGAAAAGTCCAAGTAAGTGCATCGTCCGGGTAAAACCCAATGGTTGAGCCTTGAGTTCTTACATCTTCCCAACTCAAAGTGGTCATCAATTTGAAGGAATTCCACATATTTGAAAAACTGGTTTGCTGAATTACTGTGGATCCTTGGACATCCAATGTCAAGCTGTGAAAGATGTTACCAAACCAATTCTTAAGCCCGATAGAATAGGCAGCAGAGGTAGCAGCAACACCGGGTGCAAAATTGGCATTGTCCGCAGGAGTAGTTGATGCCACACTAAGGAGCATAGGAACTAGTAGGAACGACTCCCTGTACGAAGCGTACTTGTTCGAGTTGGAAATACTGCTTGTATCGATCACACATTGATTGCTTGAATAATTTCCGTTGTTGGTGTCAAGTAGGTTAACGAAGTCCTTTTTCAAAAATACAGCTGCTGGTGCCTCAGTTTCGCTGGATAGATCGAAGACAAGTTTATCGGATGAGGATGACATGTTATATTATTATCCGGAGAAAATAATTTTCGGCAATCGTCGGATCTCCTAAAGATTGAACTTGATGTTCTTGGCCTTTTCCTTTCTTGGCGGCTTCGGCAAAAATGTTAACGCTTCTAGTTTTCTCGTCAAAGATCCCATTCCGGATCCAGAAGATCGGCTGGTAGTCATTTCATAATCGGCGATCGAGTCGTAGCTGCTTCCGTCGCCTGGCCCACCTTTCTGCAGGAGAAACCCTTTGCCTTGCATTTTACGAGGCGATCGATGTGGCATTTGGATTCTGTTCTTCATTAGCAAGATATATATACTGCTAAAGAAAATATTTGTCGACAAGACTTGGATCGTGGATGTCTTCCCACATGTCTCAGGTCTCAGCAATCTTCTTCTTCAAAGCTTTGACTTTCATTACGTTGAGTGTCATGGTGTTCAGCAACGAGATTAGACGGGTCGTGTGCTTTTCTTTGTTAGAATCCTCCAGCGATTGGTTCTTTAAACTGGTAAGCAAGCTCGCTTGCTCCCTCTGGAGATCGTCGTACAGCTTGTCCAAATATTGTTCGCTAATATCGTTAGAAAAACTCATGATCCCTTAATTAAATAGGCAAGAGAAAATTATTTTAGAGAGTTCTATAACGGCTCCCCACCGATGGGATCGCACCTAAAGATTGTATATTCGAAAAAGGACTTAAAGACTTCAAAAACGGGCTGCTGTTGCCTTCCACCATTTGGAAGAGTTCTACCCGATCGAGGAGGTTAAAAGGTCTTAATCCACACGTCCGCTATTTCATCGCAAGAGTGTTTGCATCTTTAATGACGAGGACTATGGTCATAGAGGGATCTTTAAGTGCAATTGGAGATAAATCGGAACCCAAAATAGTTAACCTAAGTTCACTTACAGTACCATTGAAAAGTTTCATCCAGGCATACTCTGGGACCTTCTCTGAAATCAGTTGTCCTACTCCTACACTAGGAGAAAGAGTATAGAGGATCGAAGATGGCGTTGCATAGCTGTTATCAAGATTGGTCAGCGAAAACAGGATAGACGGATTCGGGTTGACGTTGGGATAAGTAGTAGAGATGTAAGACAAGGTTCCATTAGCCAATTTCGAAACATAGGGAGAGACTGGTGGTACGAATGCATTGTTCAAGTTCTGATCTGTAGCAAACCCCACAGTGTAACCTAGCAGCTCGTTGATCTTTGCAGGAAGAGTAATGATGGGGTTGAACGGTTGCGGAGGGAAAGGAACCGCTGCAGGATTTGACCAGCCAGCTGGCAAGGCAGTTGGAAACAGAAATGTGTTGATTTGTACTGCATAGCGTTCGGGATTAACCAAGAGTTCCGCATAGTATACATTGTCTCCAGATGCATTTACTAAATAATGATTATTCTGAATAAAGACAAATTGGAGGTAAGCGTTGAGGGCTGAGATTTCATAGGTACCACTAGGAATGACTATAGGATATGTAGTGGCAACTCCCAATGCATTGATCCAATTGTATGAGAAGGTGTTATTTTGAAGCGTCACGTTTATGTTTTCCCAACTGTTGTAGAGCGTGGCAGAAGCAAACGCAATCTCTTGATTACGGAAGGTTACCGAGTTTGGAAAACGATAAACGAGTTGATTATTTTGACCGTTGGGGACAATATTCGTCGAGTTCAAAATGAGCGTCTTCATAATTTGCTTATATAAATTATGAACAGATTATTTTTTATTGTCGACAAAAGTTGCTAAAGGGAAAGACATCTAAGTTATCGTCTCCTACCAATTGGAACGGATGTAGTGCCTGCATAAGTGCTTTTGATATTTTGCCCAATATTGTCTTCAACAGGGGTTGCATCGGAACGAATGCCTAAAGCAATTGGAACTTGACTGCCGCCAAAATAGAACGGCTTTTTGAAGCCCTCAGATAGGGTCTGCAGTTTAACTTCTTTGGAATGAGGATGAAGGATTTTTGGGAAGTACATTTATACGATTACTAAAGATTTTATTCTAAACGGGCAAGCTCTATCAAGATCTCTCTCGTTTGGGACTTCGGGATTAACTCGCGGTCAATCATCTCCACGAGAATTTTCTTGAATTTGTTAATCATGTCTTTCGAGTCGTTGCCGGCAATGAGCTGGCCCCTGATAATGTTGAAGCTGTTGACCAGTTGCTCATCCTTGTTTTTCTTTGGAGAAGGGATAGCAAATTTGCTCGACAATGCAGTGCGACTTGCCACATGATTTAGGTACTCTCTCTCATCATCATCTAGTTGTTCAAGTTCCGAAAAAGAAGGAACCATTCCCCCAGCCATTTTCTGAAAAACCTTTTGCAAGTTCGGGGAGACAAGCTTTGTCTTGAGCTGTGGAATGAAAGCCCCAGACCTCCTCTTGATCATCACGACACCATCCCGAAGACGTCTACGATTCAACAGATGTTTTCCAAACGGAATATAATCAGGCTCGGCCATGACACCTGCAGACTCATCCACTACGACGCCTCTCCCTCTCATTCTCACTCCTTTTCCAGTCACCGATCGGCTAGTGGATCGAGTAACGGGTTTTCCGCCAAAATACTCAGCGATAGGAGTAGCACCCTCGGTGGTTGCAATTCCAGTTGGCCGTGGAAGATCCGTGAATTCTTGCATACGAGTTGCCTCTGGAACTTTTTTGCGAGGTTGTGGAGTCTCTAACATAGGATTTGTTTCAGTAAAGGTTTCCTCTGGGATTGGAAAATCTTCACTTGGTTCTGCTTTTTCAAAAATCCTTTTAATCAATCTATCATTATCCATAGTAAAAGTTAAAAATTCTGTAAAATTCATATTTTGATCCATGCTGTTTAATATATCTTTCTCCTTCTGTAACCGTAACTTACCGAAACCCAGAAGCCTGATTGCAGTAAGATATCCTTCTGTTGCTGGTTTTCCATACGGTCTGGGATCTGCCGAAGTTAACAGTCGCTTTTCTCCGAATAAACCTGGTATGTCTCTTGGGGGTATGTATCCATATGCAACATTTTCTAGAAAAATCTTTGGATCTCTTCCGATAGATTCGAATCTTCTAGGAGGACGACCTTTAGAAGTAACTGGAACTTCTTCTTCTTCTTGCTCTAACTCTTGTGGCCTTGTTGCCATTTCTAACCTAGACCTAGCTTGTCTCCACTCTTGATATGCTTGCCGCTCATTTTCGTCCATGCCTTCCATTTCTTCATCGATTTCAATGGATCCAAACTGAAGGGGTTGAGTTGGTATAGGAGTCGGGCGAGTTGTAAGAGGTTCTCGTTGAATCCCAAATTCACGTTCACGTTGAAGCGCTCTTGCCCTAGCTCGTTCTCTCGCAGAGGGTGACTCTTGCAAGGTTTGTATAATGGATGCAGTTGGTTCTTGGAGTTCTGAATATGGCATCGTCTCATTGTGAGTTCTATTGATGAATCGATCGTATGTGTTATAATCGTTCCTCTCCTTTACCCTCTCCACTTCCTCCACTAGTTCAAAAAATTGGGTTTGTGTTGGAACATCTTCTAAAGCAGCTTGGACTTGCTCGGCTAATCTTTCATTAAAGGTAGGATCTACGGAGTCATTGATTACATTAACAGCAGTCTGAATGGTTTCTACTGTTTGTTGTAAAGTCTGGAGATTGTCGACAATGTTTTGAACGATTGGATTTGCAGGAGCTTGACCTTGAGCTGGACCTGCTCTTCCTCCTCCTGCCGCTGCTGCTAGTTGTCGGATGTCTCGAATTAATCCTCGGATTTCTGTAGGAGTTGGCAGATTGTCCTGTTGAAAGTTAAGATCTACACCCTGTGTCTGTTCCATTTTTTGCATCAAGCGAACAACATATTGCGCAAAGATTTGAGCTGGAACACCCAATGCATATTTTGGTTTCAAATCATTGATGATGAAATTGATCTGCTGTGAGACAAACTGTAACTCTTCTGGTGGTAAAGACGCTGATACTTCGTTAGCGTCACTGCCACTCATGATCTCAGACAGTCTGGAACGTACCATGATTCTCAGCTTTTCTAAGTCTCCTAATTTCTCGGTAGTGTCCCTAGTATCAACAGGCTGGCTAGGAGCCCCAGTGCTTTGATAGATCTGGTTTGCTTTGTAGTTCATGTCAATGTTTTTCTCTTCTAAAGCGAGGCTGTCCATGTAAGCCTTGCGGTAGTTGATAATATCACGTTTCGTTTTGTAAGCGACTCCTGACATATGTAACGGTGTTATATATATCATCATACAAAATAATTTTTGGTCATATCAATTTAGGTGGGGTTAATTTGTCTTAATTGCTAGAGAGGTCTCCCTAGCAAGAGTTACAGGACGAGATCTGGCTTATCGTCTGTCTCCCCACACGATGGGGTTAATTGGGGCTCAATGGCGGGCTCTCCCTCCTCCTTCTTCGGAATGACCTCATTCAGGTCGGGTGGGGTATAATGCTTCACAGGGATTGTCGTGTATTCTCTTGCCAAAATGTCTCGATTCACAATGTCGTTAAACTCGGTGTCCAATCGATCGTCTTCCCAGCTCATCATCATCTCATGATACTCCCTTAGAAACTTATCCTTCTTCCTTGGAACAAACGACGACGGATTTGCTAAAGGTGATTCCTTCCAGATATCCAACAGAACAACTTTGCATTTGGTAGCTCGAACCTTCAAACGGTCGAACTCCTCTTGGCTGCTGCATTCGATCTTGTACTCCATTATATATTCTTTAAACAGAAAAAAATATTTGATCCTTAACGAATTAATATGTTTTGTATAAAATGGCTTAAAAAGGTTTCATTAGTGATATTTAACCATCATAAATAAAATGTCTACTAAACTCAGCACAGAAACCTCAACTGAAGAAGAATATATCAGCAGCAGCAATCTCACCGATTCTCCAGATTGTAGTAGTGGAGATGAAAACAGCGTGGAGTCAGATAATAAGAACTCACGTAAAAGAGCATCGAAAAAGATCAGACCAGAAGGATGGGAAGAAGAAAAGAAGAGGAAACAGTTTGAATACTATGAACAAACAAAAAAGCAAAGGGCTGCGTACAAGGCCGCCCAGCGAGGTCACACACGCCAAAAGAGAAATCAAGCTAGCATGCACACCGAATATTTGCCCAAGTATGTTCCAGGACCACGTGGCAACAAACCCATGGCAAATTTGGCGTGGTATGATTTCGAAAAAGCCAAGATACGGTTAGAAATATTACAACCTACACCTGAGGTTATTCTTATGCTCAAACAAGCGGGGGTTCATATTTCGGAAACAAATAGCGGAGTTTTTGAAGCTTAATTATCTAATTTTGTATTTTCATTATACAGTACTTTGTGTGTAATTGCAAGTTGAAATAGAATATTTTATGGGGTCAAGTTGCTGTGGATCCATAAAATTCATAAATTAATTATTCTATAGGTATCACTGTCTATCAATAAGTGATATACTTTAAGGGGTTTAAAAAGAAATCTTTAGGAATATATAAAACATGGCCAAACAAATCTGGAACGGACTTAAGACATTTCCTAACAAAAAGCAGCTCATGGAAGAATGTCCTTGGGAGTCTAATTTATATCTAGCCAGAGATTACCAATACAAGGGAGAAGTCAAAAAGTGTTATCATGCGATCCCTCTCGCAGAAGAAGAAAAACTTTACGAATTGTTGCAAACCAACCACTACCTGAACGAGGTGATTGCAGAAGGAATGGAGGTGTTCCCTTATTTCGATCTGGAAATGGAAGAAGTAGACCCAGAGACACACAGAGAGCGCTTGGATGCCTTTCTTGCTTTCATCGGAGACACCTTTGAAGAACAATTTGGCATTCATGTTGATGTCGAACAATACATGGTCATCCTCGATTCATGCAGACCGCAGAAATTGTCCTATCATGTAGTCATCAAAAATTGTTATTTTCAAACAGTGGAAGACCATAAGCTGTTCGTTCAATGGTTGGTCAAACAGGTTAATGAAGAGAAACACAAAATGTTTTACTGGAAGAAGAATGGCACTGAATCTAGGCTTATCTTTGACACTGCACCATACACCAAGTTCCAGTGTTTCCGTCTTGTCAACCAATCGAAATTCGGGAAGACTCATGTGTTGACTACAGACTCTGATGTAGAACATTGCCTTGTTAGAAAGTTTTGGCGCTGGACTTATGAAGTGGACGGAGAAATGGTGGATATCCCAAAGTTGGAGGTTGAAAAATTCAAAACAAAAAGAAAAGGGACCAGTATAGCTGAGATTATTGAGAAGAGACCACGAGCTCGTTATGAAAAGGAGCCGGAAGAGCAAGACGACCCAGAAGATGTATTAATACCTATTGACCAACTCACCAAGTATGAACAACTGCTGAACGAACTCATCGACGCGGGACTTCTTGACCAAGCCAATGGGGATTACAACCAACGTCTCAATGTGGGCTTTGCCATCGCCAACACTTGGAACCCCCACAACAAAGATAAGGGTCTTACACTATATATGAAATTTATCATGAGACGACCTGAGGCAAATCACCATGAATACGCTCAGAAATACGAAACCTTTCGTAGTGGCAATGGAGGGGTGGGGTTTCGATCTATCTTATACATCGCCAAGCAAACCAACGCTACTCAAACCGAAGCCCTCGAGTACAAATACTTTCCTTCCAAAAAAATCAATCCGAAAAAGGCTTTTCAGACTTTCTGTGACGATGGATCGGTTTCCGGATCATATGCCAAATTTTTCAAAGCCATGTATGGGGACCAATTCGTGAGCCAAGACCAAATTGTGTACCATTACAACGGTACTCTTTGGAAACCTCAACACAAGCCATACAATGGACTTACCTTATTCGTCGTGGAAACCTTCCTTCCCTATCTTATCGCAGACATCAAACCCAAAATTGAAAAAGCCAAAAAAGACTTTATCGACTGCCTGGATGATACCAAAAAATCAGAACTTTCGGATAAGTACCTTAGTTTAGTACTTGATTTGAAAACTTACAAGGAGAAATTAAACGATCGATCTCAGAGAACACAAGTGATCCAAGATATCGTGCAATTCATCGCAAACGACGACATCAAGTTTGACACCAAGCCTCATCTCTTCGCATTTGACAACGCCATTTTCGATCTACGCACTGGGGAAACTGTTCCTTCCGATCCTCGTGATTACATTAGCATGTCCTGTGGGTATCCATATCCAGGAGAGGCTACTAAAGTTACAAAAGACAAACTGAACAAAGTCGTTGAAAGCATTCTACCTGACAAATCCGTTAGAGATTTCTACCTGATGATGTTGGCCACTTCTATGGTGGGATCCTTAGTTGAGCATTGCGTGATCCTTACAGGAGGAGGGGGTAATGGAAAATCTTTGTTAAGCGAGCTCATGATGGAAATGCTGGGACCTTATGCCTACGAACTGCCCACCAATTTCATCACGAAGGAGATTGCAACTGGAGCCGACCCACAAACTGCCAATCTTGATAACAAACGCTTCGTTCGTTTCTCTGAGCCTGAGACCAAAGCCAGAATCAAAGCCTCTACTCTTAAGACCATCACCGGAAACCAAACGCTCAACTCAAGGCAGCTCTACAGCAACAAGACCGATATTACTCTTACGCATACTTTGTTTGGGGAATGCAACACCATCCCACGGATCGATGAGATCAATCAAGCCATCATTCGTCGCTTTATTCTGATTCCATTTGATAGCCGTTTTGTGAGCAAAGAAGATTATGATCTTCTGCCTCCGGAGGAAAAGGCAAATGTCCACGTCAAAGACATCGCTCTGAAAACAGCTACCTGGAGAGAAGAACACAGGGCCGCACTGTTCGAGCTCTTACTTCCTTTTGTCAAGGACTTCTTGAAGAACAAAGACATTGGTGCTGTTCCGGATGCCTGCAAAGCTCTCGCCAGGCATTACTTCTCAGGATGTGACGACTTCTACGGCTGGTTCTGTGATAATTACGAGCAGACACAAAACCGAAATACCGCACTTTACTGTGACGATATCTTTGCTGTTTTCAAGCAAGGCGACTTTTTCCTTAATCTATCAAAGGCGGATAGGCGCAAGTACTCAAAGGCTGGGTTCTACGAAACCATCAGGACCAACAATTTTCTTAGGAGAGACTTTAAGGATAGAAAGGAAACGGTAGGATCTATACAACTCGATAAGCCGGCGCTCGTTGGATGGGTGCTGAAACCATCTGAGGTGGCTGGTGCTGATGCTAAGGCTAAAACTAAGGCTGAGACTGAGGCTGGGACTAAGGCTAAGACTGAGGCTGGAGGTGGAGGTGGAGGTGGAGATGTTGATGAATCCCTTGATACAGAACCTAAATAATGACTTCGTATAAATTTCATTTTCATTTTGTAATCATTAATTTTGACGTTTGTAAACCTCCCAAACCAGACAAGGCAAAAAAGGCAAATCGTGCCCTACTTTCGGAAAGTCCTCTATAGGGATACTCAAGGGCTTTTTTATAAACACTTTTTTTTTAGGTTCCTCCATTTTCCAGAATACTTTCTTTTCTAAATCAGGGCACGATTTGCCTTTTTTGCCTTGTCTGGTTTGGGAGGTTTTCTTACGGCGGGGTTCTATTCTTTCTCCCCTTCTCCTTTTCAGAAAAGAAACAAAAAGAAAGAAACTAACTAACAGCCAAGCTGTAAAGAGAGATCCCCAACCCTGAAAGGAAGAAGAACTTAACCAACCTCGACCCTGTCACAAACCGTCCTGGAACTCGCGAGGAAGACACCTGGAAAATGGTCACAGACTCCTGGAACAAGCTCCGGGGGAAGACACGGGAAGTCCGTCAGGATCTCCATGAATCTCGAGGAACAATATCCTTGGGGAAATATGTTTTAAGACATAATAAGTATTTAAACGCACCAAAAAGTATTTTATTATTAGAAATGGATCGTTGTTGTAAGAGACAGAAGCCCTTGGAGATTGGTGCCGAGAGTTGCTTGATCTGTGAGAAACCCATGAGACATCGGCAGGTTTTTTGGCTATCTAAGTCACAGCCTGGGATCTTAGAATTTGATATAGTTACGACCCATCCGGCTTGTAAAAAAGTATCTGATCGAGTAGACAAATTACGACAACAGCTGTTAGAAGCCGAGTACCAGCTTTTCAGAATTACAAATTAAGGTGGGGGGTGGAGGGTTATTAAGACTTATTAACATTAGCATTAAGCTCGCGATACTCTTCCTCTTCCTCGTCTTCTTCCTCGTCTTCTTCCTCGTCATCCGCCTCGTTGGCTTCATCTTCCATATACATTCGTACATAGTCCAGATCATCTGTTGCAATAAAGCAAAAGTCTTCATTGTCTCGTAAGTAAGGGTGTTCTTCACAACGGATTTTCATCGCGTGCGCAAAGATCCTATGGTTTGCCCATTCAACGAACTCACACCCGCTCATCCTGTGGTCCATTATCCTGGCCTCTTCCATGATTTCTCTAGGCAACTCGTTCATGGGAAACTTGTAAACAAGGCAGACGGTGGCAATGGTGTCAAACATGAATTCGCTCATCTGAATTTATTTGTGACTAATAAGACTTATTAATATAATTCTAGGAACCCCCTTGACGACTACCCATGGAAGCGGAACAAGTTCCGACCACGTCCAAAAATAGATTTTGGGGGAAGACACAAATAAATTCAATTAACCCTTACTAACCACACCACACAAATGTCAACACGCATTACTCCATGGCTCTGTAACGAGTGTGATGTTCCAAAAGATTGTCCGATCTGCATGGTGTCTTTTACCAAGGATGCTTTCAAAACGGCAACTGGGTTTGTCTCAAAGACTTTTTTGAGACGCTATGAAAAGGATTATTCACAGTTTATGGCTGGTGATTGGGAAAGATCAGATCCATGCGCTCTTCACGACATTTGCATGCAATGCATGTTCAAACTGAAAACTAGCAGATGTCCTTACTGTTACAAGAGTCTTCGTTGGAAGAGAAATGTCGCATTATATGCTGTGGAACGTCGCCAGTATCTAACTCTCAAAGATTTGAGAGAACAATATCTAAACTACCGTCATCCTGGACACAACGCTTACTTTTCGTGTGATTGTTACAAAGAGTGCGATGGTGACTGTATTGGTGGTCTTTTCGGGAGTCATGGTACCTTAGTAGGGGATGTCGCGGATTATCACCATAGCACCGACAATGAAACGGACGAGGAAGAGGAAGAGGAAGAGGAAGAGGAAGAGGAAGAGGAAATGGACGAGGAAGAGGAAGAGGAAGAGAATAATTAACTCCCAATTCGGGTAATCCCAATTTCGGGGAAGACATTAATTTTAAAATCACAAATTAATTCAATTAACTCTTACTAACCAACCCTGCAGAATGTGTCTGAATTGTCTGAGCGTAAACCTTGAGACCATCAACAAACGAGACGAACGCCTTAGGAGCCTCATCGAAGAAGATCTGGAATGTCCTTGTTGCATCGATTTCGCTGAGTTTCTTCGAGATATAAATGGTCAGTCAAAAGTTCTCGTGTTGACCAAAATGAAACGGGGAACAAGTCTTTCTGACAAACTCTGTAAATTCGAAAAAATCGTTAAACAACGTATCACCGAAAGCCTAAATGCCATGATGGAAGTAGTAGAAGAGGATAAGGACGAAATCAGTGACGGCTGTTACCTGCATCGTATGGATAACCTCAAAGCCATTTATGACGAGGTGGCAGACATTGAAGATTCTGACCATAGATAAAACTTAAACTTTGTAACCCAAATTCGGGAAGACATAATTTATTAGTGTTGTAATTCGTCACAAATAAATTATAAAATGCCTTATAAAAACGCAGAGGAACGCAGAGCTAAGCAGCGAGAGTATAAACAGAAAATAAGAAAAGTTGAGACGATCTGTGGGGTGTCTTCCCTAGACTCTGTAGAAAACACAGTGATCAAGAAAGATCCAGAAGAGGAACCTCCGGGAAGACACTCGATAACCGAGCCAGATTTTCCCAATGAAAAAGAACCAAGTGAGACCATGGCGGATCCTGTCAAAGAAGAGCCGGAGGAGTCACCACCAATAACAAGCGTGTCTTCCCAGACCAAACATGCTCTGTCTTCCCAACCCCCTGTTGCTCCATGGACTCTCCAACCTCTTGCCCCACGACGGCCATGGGGTATAACTTGCAATGGTGTCTTCATTCCATTGGAGGTAACACCAGATATGCCCTTAGCTTACAGATAAACCCTAATTTAAATTTGAAGAACAACTATTTTTTGTCGACATTATTTAACAAATGTTTCAGTCTATAGAAGGTGTCTTTGGGATTGATGAACTGGAAGCGAGGAGAGACTTTGAAAAACTCAAGGCATCGGACGCCGTCATGGCCGGAATGAAAACAGTCAAACACTTCATGTTCGCCCACACCTGTCACGTAAAAGTTCGATCCAATGGAAGGATGAGTGAGCCTTTTGTGAGCTTCATCGACTTCATGGACAACTTGGATCAACTGCGAGAGAATTACCATTATATTGATCAGGCAATTGTTCTTTCAAAAAGCCGTCACCAACATCGCCCTCATTTGTATCACTGCTACGATGCCTTCCGTCTCTACTTTGGAACTGTCTCCATCTTCAAACCATCCATAGCGAAAAGAATTGTCGACATATTTCAACCATCGATCGTGTATGACCCTTGTTGTGGATGGGGAGGACGAATGCTTGGAGCAGTAGCTGGAGGTTGTGACTTGTATGTTGGAGTCGATACAAATCAAAAAATTGTCGACAGTCATTTGAAAATGATAGAATTCCTCGGGATCCAAGACAAAGCCCAGATCACTTTTGGAGACTGTGTTACCCACAATCCTGGTACATATGACATGCTCCTTACCTCTCCTCCCTACTATAATACCGAAGTCTATGAAGGCTCTATTGTTCGAAATAACGACGAATGGGCTACCTGGTATCGGGTAGTATTTCATAAGTGGTGGCAAGGATTATCTATTGGAGGAGTAATGGCGTTGTCTATCAGTCACTCGATTTACCGGATCGCGAAAGAAGTCTGCGGATCAGCTGACGACTCATGGACCATTAATACGCCAAGAAGATTTGCTGAGGGAGACGAAACCGAACGGCTGTATATCTGGATTAAGACTGAATAACTTAATTTTAACCTTGACCGCTCAGGAGTAAACGTAATGTAGAACAGAAATTAGTAATTACAGATTAGTTACAATGTTACAAATGACGTCTAAAAGTAAAAGAGAATCTTGGTTCTCTAACTCTTTTCTCAACCGGGATTTCATGTGTAAACTCTCGTTGGAAGTCTCCAGCCATCTGGATGATCTTATTTGGTTCCATAGGAAGATCCAGGACAATCTTCCCTGTAGCCTTATCTCGAATTCGAAACTTACGGGTAGCTCCAAACGATACTGCAATAACACCACAGTCAGGCTCAATCGTTCTCTCATCATCAGAATGTTTTCCGATGTATTCCCCTCCGTGTTCGTACTTGTTAACAAGGATCCCATTAAAACTGGCGTTGAATTTGTGATTGATGTAAGCTAACAACTCAAGCAAACACGGTTTCATTTTGTTGGCAGGCGTTGAGCTGGTGCTATAGTTATAGCCACGAGAAATATCAGAGAAGAACCCAACGCTCCTTTGCTGGTGATATGTTTTTCCAAACATCTTTATCTCAGGACGGTGGACCAGTTCCAGCTCTATCTCACGCACGCATTGTTCCAACAAAGGAATCATTGAAGGTTCTAACTCGTGACACTGTAATGACGAGCTAGGTGTTTCAAGTAGGATCTCTCCTGGTGGCGGAGGAGGAGGAGGAGGAGGTAGCAATGATAGGCAAAGTTTTTTCTTTTTGAATCTCAACACCAACCCATCTCCAAGATCGACTTCACGTTTGGACATTTTGGAATTGTTTTATGACTTATTAAGACAGCCACACCAACCACCCAATATAAATCCCCGAAATTGGGACACCCGCTGCGGGCTTCAACGTGTATAGTACAGTAGATAATTAGTACAGTAGATATTTAGTTACTATGTTACAAAATCTAGTTTTCCTCGTCCTCTTCCTCGTCTTCGCCGTGACTAGGATATTTCTCTTCTTCCAATTCATCAACACACTTTTTCATTTCTTGGAAAAGCAATAGATCGAACGGCAAATTGTAAGGGGCCATTGTTGCGAGCCAACAATAATACAGATGCTTTTGGTCTACAGTACCATTCTCCATCATAGGACACGCAAAAATTTCATAAGTATTGGAGAGTTCCCAAAAGCAAGTAGCAAACCGAGCTGGGCACGTTTTCCATTCTGTCGGGTAAAATTGAGCATTGCAACGTCCCCTGATATCCATGCCAGTGTGACATCCACAAGAAGAAGGAGATACGCCTTGTTCCAACGAAGGAATCGCAACAGGTTCGGAAGGCGGAATGAGCGCTGACAGGCACTGATTTGTCTTTTTCAATTTTAAAACAAGCTTATCACCAAAAGTGTTTTGACGTTTGGACATTTTTTGGAATTGTTTTATGACTTTTTACCAAGACGCTCTGAACCACCCATTTTAATCCCCGAATTGGGACACCCGCAGCGGGACAACTTCAACTTCAACCAACCGGACCCCTTCCCGTAACGGGAACTTCAACCTCAGAACAAAATCACAAATCAATTCAATTAACCCTTACTAACCACACCACGACAAAATGCCAAAGAGATCTAACACCAACAACAAACGCAAAGCATCCAAGGCACGCTCTACTCCTTCTCCTCCAGATGAATGTGATAGAATGGTTGCAACCATCGACGGGCTAATGGCAGCCAAAAAGTATCGGGAAGCGTTGAAGGGCTTGATTCTTTTTAGAGTGATAGCACAAGATGGAGACGATCTGCAGCAAGTGATTGATCAAATGATCCGCACCTGTCACGATCGTCTATTTGAAGAAATAGAAACGTTCAAAGAAAACTGTGAGCATGCCAAAGTCATTGAAACCTTGCGCATTATTAAGGATACTGCGGAATATGTTATTAACGGAAATGAAAACGTTACCATCTTTCAAGGAATGATCGATGAGCTCATTGATTCTATGAAAGAACTTTTGTAAATTAATTCTTGAACTTTAACTGTATAGTACAGTAGATAATTAGTTACAAAGATTGTATTAATCTAAAGAGTTTCCAACGGGTAGAATCCCTCGAGGTGGAGCCGGGAGACTTCTGCACGAAAGGCGTGATGGGCAGCTTCCTCTGTTTCGAAGAATCCGAGATGTTTATTTTTCTTGTTAATTGAGATTTGCGCATTCCATTTTTTATGACCTTTGTGCCAGGTGACACCTTGGAATTGGCTTGAGGTTCCTGCTTTCTTTCTTTTGTTTCGCAGGTTATTGGAGCGGGATAACCATCGAAGATTTCCGTAATGATTGTTTGTTTTGTTGAGATCAATATGATCGACTTCTCTTTCTTCGTTTGGATTTTCACAAAAAGCCTTGGCAACGAGGCGGTGAACCTTGTGCATTTTTCTTTTACTGTTCGCGTATAGAATGACGTAAAGATACCCATCGCCGTTTACACCATGTCTCAACATCTTTCCTCTCTTATCGTTGCGGACTTGTCCACGATCTGATACGGAGTAGTTAGGACATCCTTCGATTTTCACCCAACGTTCTTTTTCTTCTTGCATTTATTTGTGAGCACCCACCCAGTGACAAAAATACCGAATCGGAACAATCCCGCAGCGGAGGATGAAGGAGAGAATCCATAGATTGAATACTTGAATAGCGCAATAAGAAAATTTTTGTTTGCGGGGTGATTCAGAATAGCCCAGAAAATCTTTTGCTTTATAATTTTCGATCCTTTTCCTAATCATTGTGAAAACAAAAATTTTCTCTTTCAAGTATTCAGCTATTCCATTATCTCTCATTTTAGAGAATGCCAGTATTTCTTTTCTCAACCAGTATATATAACATGCAAGAACACAGAGCGATCCAAGTCGGAGTATCTCCGAAACAACTAATAAGTTTGCGCAAAGGAAGACCTGTACGTGTAAAGCCGCCCATTGAGGGTAAGGGCGTTGTCGTCGTTGTCTCCCCGGGAAAGCATTCAATGGCCTCTAGGCTGTTTTCCAAAAACAAGGGAATGCAGTTGCAACTGTCTCCAGAAGAGATCGCGATGAACAAGGAGATGGAAC